GCACCTACCTTCTTCGCTTGTTCTTTCGACACATCGACGAAATAGCGATCTAAAATGTATTTCTTGCAGTAGTTAAAGGAGTTTATTTTCCCTCCAGGATTTCGAATCTCGTAATCTTTAAAACACTGATCGAGCAATTCGATAGTTCGGGAGACTGGCACTCCCTGGGCGACTATCTGGGCGATTGCTTCGTAATCAGTGAACTTAGGATAAACAGGTTTGCCTTCTTGCATGGATCTTAATTCTGCAAATCGATTAGCAATTAAATCTATTTCGTCAGGCTCCTCTTTAGTAGTAGTAGCAGTAGTATTTATATATATCTTTGTAATATCTTTATTAGAGTGGACATTTTTGTCCGGGAGAGTGGACATTTCTGTCCACTCTGGATTGGACATTTTTGTCCACTCTCCTTCAGAATGGACATTTTTGTCCATTCTAGATTGGACATTTTTGTCCACTCTCTCATTTTTGAATTTCTTGGAATTTTTAACGGTGATGATCAAGCCATAAGCAGCCCTGGTAACTTTGATGTATTCGTGTTTTTCTAAGTCATCCAGCCATCTTCTGACTGTCTTTTCATTAACATCAAATATTTTGGCCAGTTCGTTTAGTTTCAGGGGTTTATTCCCCAATACGATGCCCCAAGTTACTCCATCCCTTTCCACTTCTTTAGTCGTGGAGCTAACAAACCATAAGAACAACCATAATGCTGATCCGATTTTCTTGTAGTGCTTTGGCTCTAAAATTCCGGAGTATATAGTGAATGGGTAACTTTTGGGCATTGAATACACCTACTTTCTCTCGCATATCGCAAAGTCCCCAACGACCTTTTTTACCCGATAATCTGGATACCGTTTCATATATTCCAGCACCAGCCTTTTGAATTCTTCCTTATCCCGCGCCTTCTCCCGGATCCAACCGGGAAGAAGGACGCGGTAGGGGACTTTATCAAGCATAGATCAATTCCCCGATTTCTATTGTGTTGTTCAACTTTTTAGTCATCCGGCAATACTCGCATTTTTCGCATCGGTTCGGTTCGATTTCACCGGTCTTGACTTTGATGATTCTTTCGATGAAAGTCTCAATGTAGTCATATTCGAAGTCGAACCGGCTTTCATCAAAGTGAAGGACGGCCTTATTAGGCGGATTTTCTTTTGTGACAGCCACAATATATGGCGTATAGGTTTCACCGAGGTTTTCCTGCAGCACCAGTCGATATACCGCCATTTGCAACACATAATCCCATGCCTCGACGAAGGAAACCCAGGTTTCGTATTTGTCGCTCCAATACCTTTTGTGGAGGTCCGGGGTTGTTTTAAGATCGCTGAAAAACTTGTGCTGATGGTTGATGTTGTCCACTTTGATTTTCCAATCAACATCCCAAAGATTCGCGGTATAGATTTGTTCTTTTTCGCCGGTCAACGCAAACATGGCAAACGGATCATTTTTCAATGTCTCGATCATCTTGTCGGCCATTTCGAAGTCGGCATATTTTCCGTTCCCCCGGGTTTTGAAAATGGCCCCGTTGTGTTCTTCAATGAATTTTGCGAAGGCCTCTTCACCTTCAAAAGCAGCATGGATGTATGAACCGACCAACAATGCGTTGGTCTCCGGCTCCTTGTATTCACCGTTCAGGATCGCCATAGTTTTGGCTTCGCATTGACGAAAACTGTGGAATTGGGAGACGGACATATATTGCTTGTCCGCCTCAATCGAATGGTAATTCTCCTTGTTCAAATCCATTTTCTTTGGCTTCGATTTCGTCGTCATTCGGTTTCACATCTCCTTCCGTCTCAGCCTTACCTTTTTTGGCAGCTTTCCCTTTTTGTTTTTGATTCTCTTCGAAGGATTTGGCCAATTGACTAGGCTCCTCTTTTGCTGGTCGCTCGAACCAATCATCCACGCTGCTCATACCATCCTTAAGGGAATTAAAGATTTTGATCAATTCTAGGTAGTCATACTCCGTGAAGGCGTCTGCCTTGTATCCGAACCGGGATTCGATCATCTCTTGCGTCACCCGGAATTTTTCTTTGAAGGCTTTCAAGGCGTTGGCGATCCGATCTTTAAGCGGTACTTTGTTGTTCCCGGTCAAGGTTTTCTTGCATTCCTCAACAGCGGCCTCCACAATATCCCCAGGAATAATTCCAAGTATGCAAGCTCTCAAACGTCTAGCTCCATCGTTCGCGACCTTTTCGTAGATGTCCCGGGGATCTTCCAGGTGTTTGATTTGGCCCTTTGACTTGTACGAATGCTTGACGACGAAAATCTTTTCTTGCCGGACATTCGTTTCAAGGTCCCAAGCGTAAGCCATTGCGACCGATTCGCCTGGCCTTTGTTCGAGTTCTTTCACTCCAAAAGCGATGTTTCCCCAGTTTTGTGCGATCACTTCCGCCAATCGGATGGACGGACCCTCGACCCGTGTCCCACCCCGAGGATAGCTATATATGGCTACCTCAGCCAATGACTGGCGCTTGCAAGCATCCAGAATTCTGCGTTCAGCCTCGAAAACGTTTCGAGGAAACTGCCGGGCCATGAAAATCTGAGCTTTGACTTCCTCCATTTCGCGACTGCTTGCTGCTTGAGCCAAAACACTTGTTTGTTGCGGCTGAACGTGTTGATTATAAGCTTGAACCAATTCCATGTTTCATCCTCCTTATTGGCTGTGTTATAATTACAGCGAAGATATTTTTTAAAAGGGTTTTAGCCTGACCCCTGCTGGAACAGGGGCTTTTATTTTGCGATTTTCTCTTCAGCGCCAAGAATTTCTAAAACCTGAACCGTTTCATAGAAGAGCTCGTCCTTAACGAAAACGCAGTCGTCGATCACCAGTAACTCGTCTCCGGGATAAATCGTATTTCCTAAGTCGTCCATTCCCACGGGCTCTTTCTTTGGTTCCGGATACCCATACCGGCGAATAGCGGTTACAACAGGATGTTCCAGATCAATGGCCATGGTTTCACCTCCTTTCAAGTAAACAGGTGACTCCGGATAAAAGCGGATAAGCTCTGGACCTAATGCTATTAACTCCGGACCTGTCGGTTGGGCCGGCTCAAGCCGATCAACACAGCCGGGATGGGAGATGGGAAGGAAGGAGGGATTTCCCGGCCATATTGACGGGCTCGAACCCGTCGTATAGAATGGAATTAGGGAATCTGCGGTAGCTCAGCTATCGCTTTTTTTGTGCCTTTTTTCTGTTTCAAGAAGATCTTTTATGCTGACGTATGATGTTAAGACAACCATCAGGAACGTGTAGATGTAGAAGAACAATTTATTTCACGCTCCCACAGCCGATCCATGGCCTCGAGGGACTTTTCGCAATCGGCCCTGGTGAACCTGTGCTTGTCGATGATTATTTGTTTTTCCGCATTGACTTCGAAAATCACCGTGTCTCCGGATGTGGAAAAGAAAATTTTGTCGATAGCCCCCAAACCACGTTTCATCCAAATCTCGTATTCGTGTCCAAATTGCTCACAAATCTCGATTTCCCTCCGAATTCGCTCCGCTAACTCTTTCCCGTATTTTTCTTCCAATTCAGCGAAATTCACTTCACTCATAATCCCAGCTCCTTTCGGTATACTTCAAAGCCCTTGGATTTCGACAGTTCAGAGATCATTTTCTCCAGTTTTACGTGGGTTTTTTTCTTCTCGTTCAGTCTTGCCAATTCTCTAATGGATCTTGTTGCGTTTTCGAAATATGCGAGAGCCCTTTTGTAATCTTCTCGGAAAATGGCGATTCTTGCTTGCTCCAAACAGTAAGAAGCACAAACCATTTCAGCCGTTGCTTCTCGTTCGTCTTGGGGAAGAAAATGTTCCTTGATTAAATCCAACTGATAAACCCTCCTATCATTGGTAAAAGATTTTGAATCATAGACATACCATCCATCCCATATAGAAAAGCAACCATCACTTCCTGTGCGCTCGTTTGTTGAATCCACTGGATGAATGTCAACACATCAGGGACCTTCCTATCATTCTCAAATTTGCTCACATCAGACTGATTGATGTTCAATCTGTGGGCAAGTTCTTCTTGTGATAATCCGGCCCTTTGTCTTGCCGCTTTCAATATCCCCCCAAAACGCAAACTGTTCTCACCTCCCTATTCCGAATTGGAATACTCTTGTTTGTTGGGAGGAATTAAAATAGAAATAGACTAAGGCATCAAAACACGAAGCTTTCCGTAATCTGGCTGTTTTTGGTTGTTGATGTAAACTTCAGGCTGTGACCGACGCTCTACCCATTCGTCGATCAGATCCTTGCGAAAAATCCATTTGCGCCGTCCAGGAAACCGAAGCACCGGCAACCCTTCTTCATGAACGTATTTCCGAAGAGTGTTGACGCAGACTCCCAAGTATTCAGCAGCTTCTTTTGTGGTCATTGTTTGCATGAGCTTTCACCTTCTTTCCTTGTTTTTCAAGTTCCCGTCGCACCCACTGTTCTAATAGGATGCGGTTCATCTCGCGATCCAAAATTCTCAATCAGATCACCTCCTTGTCATTTTTAAGCGTTTCGCTTAATTCATCTGTAAAAAAAATTCGAACATCAACATCCAAAGCATCGGCAATTTGTTGAAGGGCTTCAACGCTAATCCCTCTTCTACCAGTACAAATGCCAGTATACCAAGCGGATGTTTTTCCGCATTTCTGTGCAATGTGTTTTTTCGTAACGCCTTTTTGTCTTCGGATGTATTCGATTTTTTCGTATATTTTCAAGTCTTTCACCCCTCCTGTTTAAGCGAAACGCTTAATTCTAACTACATTATAATTAAGCGTATCGCTAAAGTCAACAACATTTTAAGCTATTCG